GATGGAGATTACAATCGTTTATTCACTCATATGGGAGAAAAAGGGTTTTTTTCTTTTTTGATCCCGTCGGAATACAATGGCTATAAAATGAGTGTTCGGGAAATGTCGAATATATTGACATATATTACTTCCGCAAATCCGTGCTTAGGTGTAGTGACCATGGTACCGAATTCCCTTGGTCCCGCTGAGTTACTATTGCATTACGGCACACAAAACCAACAAGACAAATATTTACCTCAATTAGCGGACGGCACAAAAATTCCTTGTTTTGGATTAACGGGTCCTAACAACGGTTCGGACGCCACAGGAAAAATTGACAAGGGAAAAATTATCAAAGGAGAAGACGGAACTTTGCAAATTGAGGTTACTATAAATAAACGTTACATTACATTGGCACCCGTGTCCAATCTCATTGGCGTTGCCTTTGAATTAGAAGACCCCCATAATTTATTAGGGAAACAAGGTGTTACACTGGCCCTTTTGGAAAGGGGTCATCCAGGATTAATACAAAAAGGCTATCATAATCCGTTGGACACTGGATTTCCAAATGGTACTTTGGAGGGGACATTTCGTATTGATCTGAATGATGTGATTGGCGGACCTGACCAAATCGGAAATGGGTGGAAAATGTTGATGGAATGTTTGGCGGCCGGACGTGGAATATGCCTTCCTGCTACGGCAAATGCTTCATCCAAAGTAGCTACTTACGGCATCTATTTATACGCCAAACATCGAGTCCAGTTTAAAATGCCACTTATTCAAATGGAAGCGGTCCAAAATAAAATGGCGAATATGGTCTATAATACGTGGTTGATTCAAAGTTCTATTTACGTTACCAACTATTTGTTAGATGAGGGTGAAAAACCGGCAGTTTTGAGTGCTATTATGAAAGAACAAACAACCGAAAGAGGACGACAGGTCATTCAAGATGGTATGGATATTCATGCGGGGTCATCTATTTGCAAAGGAGAAAACAACTTTTTAGAAAAGTTTTACAAAAACGCTCCGGTTGGCATTACGGTGGAAGGGAGCAATACATTGACGAAAAATCTAATAATCTTTGGACAAGGACTTAACAAAAGTCATCCTTATATTTATCCTATTTTAAAATCTATTTTAGACAAAGACGAGGAGATTTTTTTCCACGAATTCAAGAAAATTGTGGGTCATAGTCTTTCTCTTTATACCAAATCGTTGAAGGCATCTTTGTTTAGCAAAAACGATTTGGAGAGACAAACCCTTTATTTTGCTTGTTTGTCTAATTTCGTAGCTCTCAAAGGAGGTGCTTTGAAGAAGGAACAATCGCTATCGGCGGATATGGCATCGATTCTATCCAACTTATATTTAGGACATTGTGTAAAGAATTACGAGAAAAAACACAATGTTAGTAAGTTTTTGACTACCTATTGTTTAGACCGTTTGCTGAATGAAAACAATGAAGTGTTTAATCGTATTTTACAAAACGAACGATTTTCGCCGTTGCTCTTTTTTATGAAACACACCACAAAGACAAAGTACCAAGACAATCGTAATTTAATGAAAGAATTGGAAAAAAATCCGGTTATTTGGGAACATATTAAAGAAAATATGTATGTGAATCAACCGATTTATCATATGGAGCAAATGGATTCGTTAGAAAAAGGTACAGTCCTTTACAATAAGATGTACGATGATATGGTGGCTGTTGGAAAATACGAAGCCCCGGAACCATTATTTTATAAATAAGGAAAAAATGATTTTAGCCAAAACAAGATATAAAAACAAGTGCGTTTGAATATTTATAAAATCTCTTCCATGAACGAAGAAAATAATGTATTGACAATTAAAACTGTACAAATTCAACCGATTCGTAATATGATTACGGCTATTAAAGATATTTTAACGGATGCAACCATTACATACACGAAAAATGGGTTGAAGATTATTAATTTCGATAAAACCCATACAATTTTGGTAAATGTTATTTTGCATCAGAATAAGTTCGAGATGTATAATTGTGACCCGGATAAAATTATTGTTTGTGCAAACACGATGCATTTGTTTAAAGTGATTTCCACAATGTCGAACGATGACACTTTGTCTATGTATATTGATAAAGATGATTATCATGATGGCGTGGTGTCTCATTTGGGATTACAATATGACAACGGCGATATTAAGCAATGTTATAGTCAAAAACTCCGGTTAATTGAACCGGATAATGAGGAATTGGTTGTTCCTGATGTAGAATATGAGACGGTGATTAATTTACCTACGTCGGATTTTCAAAAGATTATTCGTGATTTGAATGGAATATCGGACCGCATTGAGATTAAATCGGTGGGAAATGATTTGATTTTTTCTTGCGAAGGGACGTTTGCGAGTTCCAAGATTTTCCGTTCTGAATCGGATGGGTATATGGAGTTTATTCAAAAACCCGATGCTTCGGTAATTATTCAGGGAGAATTTTCCTTGAAAAGTTTGGTGCATTTTATTAAATGCACTCCTTTGTGTAGTAACTTGGAGATGTACTTGGGTAATGATTTGCCGTTGATTGTGAAATATGATGTGGCTTCGTTGGGAGAAATTAAATTGTGTTTAGCGCCTTTGCCCCCGAGTTAAATAGTTAACTATTAAAAAAAGAAAATAAATATTCTTGTTTTAATATAATAAAGTAAATATGACGATTAAGAAAGTAGCATCATGGTCAGATACAAAATTTATTACATATAGTTCTTTCTTATTTTCACTTCCAGTATTCGTCAATAAGCCAGATAAAGATATATTGGTACCTTCTTTACTGCTTTTTAGTACGAGTATTATTTCCGCTAATTTTTGGCGAAACGCGTTGTATGATTGGAGACGTACCTTGGATATTTATTTTGCCCGATTGTCCTTTTCTTATTTTTTTATACACGGATTATATTGTATTCCTTGGCCTTATAATTTCATCACTTCTATAAATACATTTAATATAGGTTATTGTTATCATAAATCGGGTGAAGAATATGAGCTGAAGAATAAAAGATGGGTATGGTATCATGTAGGTTTTCATGCGTCTGTTGCATTTAACGTTTATTATATACTAAAATACTTTCCTCGTAAAAATTGTTTATTAACAGGTACGCCTGTAAAAATGTAGACTTATGTTATATGGCTGTACGTAAAACACAGAAAAAGCATTTAGGTAAAAAGAGAAAATCTCTTTCAAAACGAAAGGCTCATTCCAAGAAAAAAAGACATTCCAAGCAGAGAATCACAAAAAAACGTTATCATAAAGGTGGTGGTGGTAATCCGGTGTATACTCCGGTGTATAATCCATTATTCTTGAGTGTTCTTAAAAATGATAATGATGAAAATGTGAAAAATGCTAAGAACGAAGCTGTGAAGGATGATGCGAAAGAGAAGGTAAAGAATATTAATAAAATGGCTAAGAACATGAATTTGACAAATCAAGAAAAAGATGAATTATTTGCGCATCTTTGGGAGGATGCTCTGAAACTTGAAATTACTGAGCATTGTCCTGATGAACCATTAAAAAAACGTCTAATAGACTGTATAGAGGGAAAAAAAAAAAATATTGATGGTTATTTTAGTAAAAATAGTCCAAAAGTGGTCGAATTTATTGAAGATTTACGAAATGATATAACAATATCTCCCCTGTACAATAAGTTTAAAGAACGTCAGCTAAATTGTGTAAACATTGCAACTGGAAGTCCCGTATCAGAAGAGCAAGAAACACATCAAACCGAAGTCCAGGAGGAAGAGGATGAAACTATTTAACCGAAACTTTTACTTAAACAAACATAAACATTATTGATGGAAATGAATATAGGTTATTGTTATCATAAATCGGGTGAAGAATATGAGCGGAAGAATAAAAGATGGGTATGGTATCATGTAGGTTTTCATGCGTCTGTTGCATTTAACGTTTATTATATACTAAAATACTTTCCTCGTAAAAATTGTTTATTAACAGGTACGCCTGTAAAAATGTAGACTTATATTATATGGCTGTACGTAAAACACAAAAAAAGCATTTAGGCAAAAAGAGAAAATCTCTTTCAAAACGAAAGGCTCATTCCAAGAAAAAAAGGCATTCCAAGCAGAGAATCACAAAAAAACGTTCTCATAAAGGTGGTGGTGATGATGATATGAAACCTGCGGAAGAGGCCAAGGTTGCGGAAAAGGCCAAGGTTGCGGAAGAGGCCAGTGGTGCGGAAAAGGCCAGTGGTGCGAAAGAGGCTTATACAATAAGTACGACAAACGCTTTAAATAGATATTTCAAGAAGGCATTAGGTAGGATTGGTGGTGGTAAGGCTCATTCCAAGAAGAGAATCACAAAAAAACGTTATCATAAAGGCGGTGATACTCTTACGTCCGAAGAAATTTATATTATAAATTTGAAAGGTTATATTAACGGAAATTGTCCTGATGAAGCATTAATAAAACGTCTAATAGACTGTATAGATGGAAAAAAAATTGATGATTATTTTGATGATAATAATAGTACAGAAGACATGGTCGAATTTATTAAAGATTTACGAAAAAAAATAAAATACGCTCCTAATAAGGAATTAAAAAATAAACTGATAGGTTGTGTAGACATTGCAACTCGCGAAAGTCCTCCAAATACCATATCAGGATAATAACCCAATAACAGAAATAAACTTTAAAAAAGGAACATAAACATATTTTTGATGAATATAAATATGTTTATTAACCTCCTCTTCATTTTATTTGGAATCGTTAATAGTTTAAATCCTGACATGAAATTGAAATCGCAAACCGTTTTTAATAATCGTTTTAATTACAAATCCCAACCCATTAACAAGCTACTCACCGACATAGAAGGCAAAAAAGTAGAAAGGGTCATTTTTTCTCCTCAAATGGACACAGTCGTTTCCCAAACAAAAACGGACGGAAAAGACAAGACCCTACAATATTCTAATACAAAAATAAACCCCTATGTTTCGGAATTTCTAACAGAAACCGCTTTGAAAAACAAAGTAAATACAGTGTTTTTAGAAGTACAACCACCAACAATCGTACAAACACTTGCTTCTGGAACTTTACAACTTGCGACTGGTTTTCTTTTACCCTATATATTGTTAGTAACTTTGGTATCCGTCTTTCGCAATAATATGATGAATGGAAGAGGTCCGGGAAATTTCATGAATAATAATAATCCCTTTTCTATGACGTCTATTAATAAGAATGTACAACAAGACAAAGAGACCATGCAAAATGCAAATATTACTCTTTCGAGTTTTGCAGGAAGTCCCGAAATTTTCCGCGAATGCACAGAGGTAGTGTCCTATTTGAAAAACGAGACCATTTATAAACAAGCCGGTGCGGAAATTCCTCGCGGTGTTTTGTTAGAAGGACCTCCCGGTACAGGTAAGACGTTATTGGCTAAGGCCATTGCAAGCGACGCAGATGCCAATTTTATATCGATAGCGGCAAGTGAGTTTGTAGAAATCTTTGTAGGCGTCGGTGCCAGTAAAATCCGGGATCTATTTAAAACCGCTCGTAATAATAAACCGTGTATTATTTTCATTGATGAAATTGATGCAGTGGGAAGACAAAGAGGAGCGGGTGTAAATTTTGCGAATGACGAACGAGAACAAACGCTCAATCAATTGCTTGCCGAAATGGACGGATTTGCGGATAATCAAGGTATACTGGTGATCGCAGCCACAAATCGACGCGATGTATTGGACAATGCCCTTTTGCGACCAGGACGGTTTGACCGCATTATTAATGTAGCGTTGCCGGATATGAAATCACGGCGAGCTATTTTGGATGTTCACAAGAAATCGAAAACGTTGGATGATTCGGTGGATTTGGATTTAGTCGCGGAACTTACACAAGGATTTTCCGGTGCACAACTAAAAAATCTATTGAATGAGGCGGCTATCTATGCGGCACGTCAAGGAAAAACGGAAATCAACAATGAAAATTTATTGGCGGCATTGGATAAAGTGATTGTCGGCATTGTGAAGGAAAATGATGAACGAAGTTCTGAAACAAGACGTCGTGTTGCGATTCATGAAACGGGACATGCCCTTTTGGCAAAACATTTTTCTGATTATTTTGAACTGAAAAAAGTGTCCATCCAGAGTACGTATAATGGAGCAGGTGGATATACAATTTTCAATGAAAAGAAAGAAATTGTGGAAGGTGGTTTGTATACAAAGGATTTATTGGTCAAGAGATTGGCCATTGCTTTGGGAGGAAAAGCTGCAGAAAATATTATATACGGCGAAGATTTTGTATCGTTAGGTGCCGTGCAAGACTTAAAACAAGCCAATGATTTGGCTAAGAAAATGATTGGAAATTTCGGTATGGGCGAAAAATTGGAAGTGTTTTATAATAATGACGTTGATGGAGCCAATACGCCGTTTTTGGGAAAAAGTTTGTCTAGTGGTGGTGGATATTCCGAACGTACAAAGGACATATTTGATAAAGAGGTTTATCGTCTTATTGATGATGCCTATGAAACAGCCAAAACGGTATTACGCGAAAACAAAGATGCGATGGCAAAAATGGTCGATGATTTACTGCATAAAGAGATATTAATTCCGGGTGATTTTTAATACACATTTAAAATATATTTAAATATATCCCTTGCTTTATAGGTAAGTATGCTATCTTTCTTTATATATCACTACTTTTTAGCTCATGGAATTCAATATTGCATTCATTATTCCATACATCAAAAATTTTGCCCCTTTTTTATTGCCCGAGAGCATTCTTTACATCATGCCATGCCACATAAAATAACGTGGTATGGCAATCCTACCGTCGAAAAGGGATTCGGAGGTATTTATTTTGTTGCATTTGTACTATATACCTTACATATACTCGTCTTGTACAAAGAAAAAATAAAACATCTGTGCGTCTTTTCTATTATTTCTTTTTCGTTTTTAACGTTTCATGGCATGTGTCACTATTTAAAAAAGGAAACCCAAAACAAACTCCCTTTTTTGAATATACTTTTTTTCCATCATTATAAACACCATATTAAAAAGGATATAAATTTCGGATTTGGTGATTTTACGTATGATTTTCTGTTTGGTACGTTGGATTTAACACCTATCGAACTCAATAAAGAAAGTGAAAAAGCATTTGATAAAAAGTATTTTATTCATTCCGCTTATTGATTGTTATGTGCGCGTCGTTTTGTATAGATACCCATAAGCATCATTCACATCTGGTTTTTCTTCACGGTCACATCCTCTTCCAATATTAATAAAATGGAATTCTTTGTGAAACATAGAAAGATTATTTGTTGCAATCGTTTGTAAAACAAGTTCTTCCATACATAATTCTATATGAAAAACACTTCTTTTCAGTGATGAATTATTGTTGAAAAATAATAGAATTTGTTTTACCACAGAATTACTGAAAACCAATCCTTCATGGGGGGATCCGTATAAAGCATACCCATTCTTTAAAAAATAATTTCCAAAATCCGTTTTTGAAAATTTTTTCCAATGCCATTTTTTACCTACTGCAAATCGATTTTGAAATTTATTTAATCGAGAATTATGTTGAATATTTTTAGATACTTGGTTAAAATTGTTATACCGTGGATAGGCACTCTTTAAATAATCCATGTTCAGTGGTTTAAAAAACAAATTGCAAGAAGAAAGGATGATGAAAAACTCGAAATCGGGAAAATGTTCCAAGGCATATTCCATATTTTCTACCATTCCCTGAAGTAAACTACCGTGATGTCTTTTTTTTTCAAGAATATGGGGATGTACAATAATATTTTCCTCAAGAGGGAGACGGTTACATTCTTCAAACATATAATTATTACAGTGAAGTAATACTTTGTAGGGAACATTTACATTTTCCTTAATATTTTGGAGTTGTTTCATAAGAAAACCAGGTTGTTCGTGAATATTTATGGAAAAAATTAAAGCCATATATATTATATAATGATTATTTTAATCCCTCTTGGAGGTATAGGAGAACGATTCAAAAAGCATGGTTACAGTGAACCGAAAGCTTTAATCAAAGTAGACGGTAAACCTATTTTATTTTATTTGCTAGATGCTTTAGAAAAAAGTGACTTTCCTATAAATATGATATATATACCATATAACAAAGAATATCAAAAATATCGTTTGGAGGATTTGTTGCGAAAATCGTATAAACATCTTACTTTTCGGTTTTTTCCCTTGGAAAACAATACAGAAGGAGCGGCGGAAACCATATACCTTGCTTTAAAGGAGTTAAAAGAAGTTGACCAACCGATACTCTGCATGGATGGAGACAATTTTTACAAGTGTGATGTATTGCCTCAATGGAATGGACAAAATGCAATATTGTCCGTTCACAATACACTAAAAACGCCGATTTATTCTTATTTAAAATTGGATGGAAATAAAGTATTGGATATTGTTGAAAAAGAAAAAATTTCGGATTTTGCATGTACAGGTGGCTATGGTTTTGCTTCCTATTTTACTCTTTTGAAGTATTGTGGAATGGTCTTGGAAAAAAAGATAAAACAAAAGAATGAATATTATACTTCGACCGTGATTAAACAAATGATTCAAGACAATCATGCGTTTGTAAATATAAATGTCCAAGAAGAGGACTTTGTATGTATTGGTACACCGATTCAACTGAAATTATTTTACCATATTCATTGTCAGAAAAAGGCGGAAAAACCGATGCGATTATGCTTTGATTTGGATAATACATTGGTGTCTTTTCCCAAGATTCCCAATGATTATAGTAGTGTGGAACCCATTCAAGAAAATATTGATTATTTGAATTATTTGAAACAAAGAGGACATACCATTATTATTTACACCGCACGTAGAATGAAAACACACAACGGAAATGTGGGGAAAATATTGAATGACGTAGGTATGGTAACTTTCCAAGTGTTAGAACAGTTCAATATTCAATACGACGAAATTTACTTTGGAAAACCGTATGCTGACGTTTATATCGACGACTTGGCGATTAATTGTTTCGACAATATAGAAAAAAAATTGGGCATTTATCAAGAAGAAATTAAACCCCGGGACTTCAATCAATTATCGCCTACTTCTCGTAAATCCATTATCAAAAAATCGGAAAATTTGGCAGGAGAAATTTATTATTATAAACATCTTCCAACAGAACTACAGTCCTATTTTCCCAAATTACATGACTATGATATGGATAATAAATGGTATGAAATGGAAAAACTAGAAGGCGTTACACTTTCTATTTTATATGTGAATGAATTGTTAACCCGACCATTGCTATTGTCGATTCTCGAATCTGTTCAAACCATTCATCAATTAGACCTACCCAAGAGTCAAACCGAACGGGAAGTAAATATATATGCCAATTATTCACAGAAATTACAACGCAGATATGAAAATTATGATTATGGCGATTTACCAGGCTCTCAAGAAATTTATTCGAAACTAAAAGAATTCCTTGATTCATATGAATCCACTTCTAGTGGGAAAAAAACGTTAATTCATGGTGATCCCGTTTTTTCAAATATTATCATTGGAAACGATAGCGATATCAAATTCTTTGATATGCGGGGTGTATTGGGAAATACACTTACTATGTGTGGAGATCATAATTACGACTGGGCAAAAATTTACCAGTCACTTTTAGGTTATGATGCTATCTTATTGAACAGAGAAATCTCTGCGTCCTATCAACAAGATTTAATACAATGTTTTGAGGCGTTTTATATAAAACACTTTGGTGAAAAACAAATGGAATATGTAAAGCAAATCGCGTATAGCTTTCTGTTTTCTTTATTACCTTTGCACGAAAACAATGACAAAATTCGGAAATATTATAATCTCATTCCTTTATAATGGGAAGAAGACCGCGTTTGGCTCTTTGTATATTCGGTATTTCTTATTTGGAAGAACTACATCATTGGTCGGGAAATTATTATAGTATCGATTTCAAACATTCTGTCGATAATTATAAGAATTTTCTTTTTAATTATTTTGAAAATTTGGGCTATGAAATTGATGTATTTATTGCGACCAATCCTATTCCTGAGCATAAATCAAAGGAACTTATTCAGGCCTATCGTCCCAAAGTGATTACTTATCACGAAAATATGGATGATATTAATAAATCTCGAAACAATAAGATAATCAATGCGTTGCGAAATTTTATTCAATACCAACATACAAATAAAATCATTTATAAACATGTTTTAATTACGCGTTTTGATTTATTGTTTCAAATACCCTTTTTTAGTACGAAGTTTTCAGCAAATAAATTAAATATAGTGTCTATTTTGGAAAAAAATCATTTTATTTGCGATAATTTTTACTTGTTTCCTTTTCATTTATCCAAATTGTTATTGAAGATTTTTGTGAACCATCAAAATACCACGTTTCACAAATTAAAATCGCCAATAAAAAAAGAGATGGATATTCATTATATATGGAATGAACATAAGGAAGTAGGTGATTTGTCTTTTTATAAAATTCATCGTATATTCGATACGGTGTTGTATGTTCTTTGTGGAAATGCTCGTACTTTTTTGAATTGTATTGACAAAATGTTTGAACATGTGATTCACAACTTATTTACGTGCAATAAAGAAATCCTTTTTTATTTGAAATTGGATGATCCGGGTCCAAAAGAACAAGAAGATTGGAATTTTATTTATCCTCCTTTAAATAGAGAGGATGTGGAAAGAAAAATCCAACTACTAGAACAGACCTATAAACTGAAATTTCACGTTTTTATTTATCCAAGTAATACGATTCAAGGAAATGAATTGGTACATAGTTTACCAAAGAGGGAATTGTATATTGATTATTTGAGTAATGACCAAAAACTAGAGCGCTGTTTACATTTTTTTCATAATTTTGTTCATTGTGGCCAATTAATCGAACACATAATCAAGCATGAACACAAAAATTACTCTCAATTTATTTTCCTGCGTCCCGATTTATTGTTTGAAGAAGACCTACCTTCTATTTCGAGTCGTAATCAAGAACTTATATTTGCAAAGGGTCCAAACAAGCCTTCTGAACTATCGGATCATTTTGCTGTTGTTCCTAAAAAGTTGTTTCACTCTTTTTTTTATTATCCTATGGAAATGTTGAAACAAAATGTTAGCCAACCTTTTAAAAATGTCCAGGAAATTTACAAACACAATAAACCCTTTATAGAAAAACCCCTGGGAAAATATAGTATTAAACGTCCATAAATAATTTCTTCATGTAATTATTTATACTTGTGTGCGTGCAAATGCGTATCCATCTTTACAAATATCTTCTATTGTTCTTTTTGTTTCCCAATCTAATTCCTCATTGGCCTTGGAAACATCACAATACACCGATTCAATGTCACCCTTTCTTCTATCTTCAAAGACATAGGGTATATTTACAGAATTCGTGGTTTCAAATGTTTTTACCAATTCCCAGACGGATGTCCCTTTTCCCGTGCCTAAGTTATATATATGACACCCTGGTTCCACTTGTTTAAAGGAAGCAACATGACCGTGGGCTAGATCCATGACATGTATAAAATCGCGCACACATGTTCCATCTTCCGTATTGTAATCCTTTCCGAATATTTTTAGTTCCGGATATTCTTTATTGGCTACCTTCAAAATATAAGGAAATAGGTTATTGGGTATTCCATTTGGGTTTTCTCCTATCAACCCCGAAGGATGAGCTCCGACAGGGTTGAAATAGCGTAATAAGATAATATTCATCTTGGGATTCGCTTTTGCATAATCTTGCAAAATACATTCTTGCATGTATTTGGTTTGTCCGTAAGGATTTGTGATATTCAATCCTGTGACCATGGTTTCGTCTAAAGGTGATGTATTATTATTACCATAAACGGTAGATGAAGAAGAAAAAATGATTCGGTGACAATTTTGTTCTTGCATCACTTGTAATACATTTAATAATCCAGTCAAATTCTTTTTGTAATACAACAATGGATTGTCGATAGATTGATTGACTGATTTAAGGGAAGCAAGGTGAATCACTACTTCTGGACATTCTTTTTCAAATAGGTTGGTTAGAAAAGAATGGTCACTAACGTCACCTTGATAAAAAGATACGTTTCGAGGAAATGTACACAATTGTTTTATTTTACTCAAAACATTATATTTTGCGTTTTCGAAGTTGTCAATAATAATTGTTTCATGACCTTCTTGGTTTAATACAACGGAACAATGTGAACCAATAAATCCAAGACCCCCTGTTAACAAGATTTTCATTTATATACATCAAGATATGTTCTATTACAGATATTTTGTTTCCATGAGGAAGTTTGTTATCACGGTGTCATTCAATATTTCTTCTATTTGATCATCTTCTAAAAAAATAAATTTATTCGATTTACCGTTAGACGTATTGTGGTCTTGTGATAAGAGCGTTTTTTGATAGGTTTCATCGTCATGATCGTCTATTTTTACGATGGTTTTGTCGTGTAACATAGTTTCGAGTTCTCTCATTATTTCGATGATTTCAGAAATACGAAGGTCTATTTGAAGAAGTTTACAAAGCTCTTGGATAGTAAAAATAGAAAAGTCTTCATACCGGAAAATCAAATTTACGTTTGATTGAAATTTACGAAACATATTGATGTTAAAATGACAGATGTTTACATGACTACGGTCTGGGAAACGTTTATTTGTCGATATGGCAGCATCTAATATGTTACGTATAGGCATGAGTTTCATATCATATTGGTCTAAATAGTCCAATTCTTGTACATCATGAATTTTACAAAGGATTACGTCGTAATCGTTTTCTAGTTCATTTACATCTTTTATATTCCATCTCGAATAGACTGTTTGTCCTTTTTTTTCGTATAATAAGCGAACTAGATTGAATAATCGGGTAGAACCACATGCTATTGTTCCCACAATACATATTTTTTTCATTTATATAATTTATAAAGAAAACAAATACAGATTCAGATGTATTTGTTTCTTTTTCATATTTAGATTCATATTAAAATACAAAATCTAATCTTCATCTTCATCACAAGCACTTTCACAAAGAAATTGTCCACTTCCTTTCATTTGAACTATATTTTCCGTTTTTCCACATAAATCACACTGTGCTTCTTGATTATTTGGCTCTTCTTGTATGAATAAAATATCACCAAATCCATCATCATCAAAATACCCGTCACATAAACAACATTTTTTCCATTGACCTTCCTGATAAGTGTCTTCGGTGTCTTCTTCAAAGTCCCAGTCTGGCGGATATCTTTCACAATCCACGTTTACACATAATTTAGGTTCTTCCTTCTCCATAATATTTTATATAGTAAAAAATATTTATATCTTTTTATTATATTTTTTGTGAGCTTCAGATATGCAAAATATTTCCTATATTTCTTTCTAATATTCCGGAGCGTGTTTTCGAAATAAGCAACCTTGTGTAGACAAATTCGGAATATCAATAATTTGACTGGAGTCTTGCAGGCTACAGTCTTTCAACCATATTTTCACAATACAAAAATTCTTTTTAGGGGAGATAGTAATACCATTTATTAAGGAGGCATGTTTTTTATTTTTTGTTAAACTCTCTCCACACAATCCATACAACAATGTTTTCCAAATATCGTAAACGAATTTATTGGAAACCTTATAAGAAAAACAACCACCATCTCTATTTCTCTTGTCTTCCCATGTAGGATTAATACCTTCTCTCATTACAAATAGCATGCAATATTTTACTATTTTTTCGGGTAAATACTCATTGAACGCAATAAGACCATCAACGTCATTCATATTTTTCTTGAGAATTTTATAACTCGACAATTCCCAATTTTTATCGTTTGGTAAATGGTAATATATATTCCATTTACCATGCAAAGTGAGACCGGCTGAAGTTTTTGTTTCTGTATTGGCTAATGCCATCTTCACCTTTTATAGTCTACATGAAAAATCTTTAAACCCTTTGTAAGTACTTAATCGTTTTCATCGGAACTTGAACTACTACAATACAAATCGTTTTCCGTGTCTTGGGTTTCATCATTATGAATACTCTCGGAATCACTACTTTCTTCCTCTTGTTCCAATTCTTCGTCTTCGTTTTCGCTTTCCTCGTCTTGCGAGATTGCCATCATACATCCTTTTTTTCCACATTTGGTACAATCCGGATCATCATCCGTCGTTATATAACCACAATCATTACATTTGTATCTGTTATAATATACGTGGTCATTGTCCTCTTGTTCCTCCTTCTCCTCCTCGGTAACAATTACGTTTTGTGTAACGGAAACCGGTTCAACAAGTTGCGGGGCTTTTTTTATTTCCTGTTCGTCATCGTCAGAAGAAGAAGAAGACATTGTTTTGATTTCATCTAGATTATCTTCGGAAAACATTGTTTTGATTTCTATAGTGGATTCCATTACTTCAATATATTGATGACTCTTCAATTCAATAATATTTACATCTGCATCCATAATTTCAATTTCATAGTCCATGTTATATTGAAAGGCGCGTTCTTGATATTCTAAACATTTTCTCACAAATACCGGCGAAAACAATTCATTACCCACATTCCAAATCGTTTCGGGTAATTCTATTGAAATCGGATTGGTATCCCCGATTTTATAACTAATAGACAAAGGTTTGAAGGAACTCGGAATTATATCTTCGTCTGCTGGTTTTTTCAAAGCATCTTCATCGTTATTCAATTTCGTTTTATATAAATCATTGTATTTTAAAATCACCATGGAATCTTCGAATTCACTGGAATTTAAAACCGATGTTTTATCCTGGAATCGATTCATTATATCTTCTTTGCTTTCACCTTCATTGCATATAAAATAGGCTTCGTAATAATGATAGGGTTCATCATTACTTTTGGCTATACATAAACTTTGTATCCAATTTACGTTTTTTGGTTCACGGTGAGCAGATGACAATAGGAAATGATATTCGGTTTTGAGCCATACAAATAAATCAACCATTTCTTTACATTGTTCATTATTGTCGTAAATATAGTTTCCCATTAATTCTAAATTAACCATTAACCTGCCATACCCGAAAAGAATCAACAAGCCTAATTCACGCATTCGATTGCTTTGCACAATATCGATAAATGCACCTCCAAACCAACATATTACATGTTTAACGATTATTGCACTATTTACTGCGAAATTAAATATACAAGTCATAAAATTAACTGCGGTATCCATTATAATAAATTAGGAACAATGTTTTTAATTTGTTTTTTTATTAGATAATTGAATAAAGATAATTGGCGAAAAGAGGACTATGGAGAAACTACCTGCAAAATTGTTGTAACTGGTTAATAAAAGAGTTTTCTATGAGGAAAATAAAATACAATCGATTTGCTTCCCACAATAACTTTCATTGATAAAGAACATAAACTTAGTTCTTGATTAAATATTAGCTAAATATATAGATCATGAAATATAAAAATGGATTATTTTTATTTCATAGAGACCTTCGTTTGAAGGATAATACAGGATTTTTAGAGGCTCAAAAGAATTGTGAACATGTATATACGCTTTTTATATTTACACCAACACAAGTATCAAACAGTAATGAATTTAAATCAAAAAATAGTGTGGAGTTCATGATTCAGAGTCTAGAAAGCTTAGAAGATACTATCAAAGAACATGGTGGTAAATTACTTATACAATATGGTGCGCAAGAAAAGGTGTTGAAAGAAGTACTCGAAACACTGTCTATTGACGCCTTGTTTTTCAATTATGATTTGACACCTTACGCAACGGCGCGTACAGAAAAGGTCGAGAAATTATGTAAATCGTTGGATATAGATTGTCATTATGCGCACGATTATTATTTACTGGAACCTGGGGACATTCTTACTGGGAACAAAACAATGTATCACAAATTCTCCCCGTTTTATGAAAAATATATGTTGTCTGATGCATTAAGGGATCCAAGTAAAACCCATATAAAGCCCCTAAAAAAATATAATGGGACCTTATCAAATACATTGACACTAAGCGACGCGTTTAAAAAGTTTGTTGGTAAGGAAAATACGGAATTATTTGTAACGGGGGGAAGGGATAATGGATTGAAACAGTTAAAATATGCCATTAGTCATTTAAAGGACTATAATGACACACGAGACATTATGAGCGAAGAAACCTCGGGATTATCAGCTTATATTAAATATGGTTGTGTGTCTATTCGGGAAGTATATGGGGGATTTAAAAAAATACATGGGAAATTTCATGAGTTAATACGCCAGCTTATTTGGCGGGATTTTTACGCACAATTGTTATACTTTTATCCAGACAATTTGGGAGAATTGTATAACACGAGGATGAAGGAATTAACATGGAGTAAGAGCAAAACACATTTAGAAGCATGGAAAAAGGGGGAAACGGGTGTACCTCTTGTAGATGCCGGTATGCGTCAAATGAATGCTACTGGATATATGCATAATCGGTGTCGTATGTTGGTAGCCACTTATCTTACAAAGATTTTGAATATTGATTGGAGAGAAGGAGAAAAATATTTCGCACAAACTTTAGTCGATTATGATGTTGCATCGAATTCAGGAAACTGGCAGGCAGTTGTAGGTGGAGGTATTTATGCAATGCCTTGGTTTCGAGTCATGAGTCCTTGGGCACAATCCGCTGAATATGACCCGAACTGTTTGTATATTAAAAAATGGGTAGGGGAATTGGAGAATGTCGACGATAAAATAATCCATAAATGGTATAAATATTGTAGAACCAGGGAATACAAAAACATTTATAAATGTCCTATTGTAGATTATAAGGTAGAACGAGAGGTGTTTTTAGATAAAATGAAATAAATTCTTTTCCTAATTTATATGAAAAGTCCGTTTATTACTAATTTCTTGAAAAACTGGGAAAAAGAAGTTTTCGTCTTCTTTTTGATTTGGGTTATTTTGGCGACAATACAAATATTTATTTTGGAGAAAGACGAGTTGTTTTCGATTTTGCATGGTTTCTTAATTGCTGGATTAATTTCGATTAGTTAAATCATGAATCCTGATTATTGGATTCATGATTATTATTTCATATTACAGGGAGCTATTTAAGCACTAGGGTGACATTGCTCAGGCAACAAAGTTCTTGCGATAAATTCTTTTGTACTCATAGTAGGTATTTCCTCTGGTGTTATCTCCACCATTGCAAGGGTTTTTACTAATAATTTTTGATTTTCGTCGTAATCTTTTGGTTTTGTAGTGGCTAGGCCACAAAGTTCCCCCATAGTTATCTCAGGAGGATTGTACCCACCAGTGGTATGGGTGGGCTTGTACCCACCAGTGGTATGTGTGGTAGCACCTTCTTTCATAGAAGCAGCACTCAAAAAATTACGTCCGAAAGGAGGAATGATCATCATAGAAATGACCAATACCACTAACGCAACGTGGCAATGGTGTTTCACAGGGCCCTTGGTACATAGGCACAAAACAACAAAAATCGCTAAAAGAGCTTGGAGGAATTGGAAGAAGTTTAACAAATCCATTATAATATAACGCAATATTATTATCGATGATAATCACGTTTACAATGTTTATAAATTAATTTTTTATTCATATAAATGTGAATAATAGGAATAATACAAAAAGAATATGGATGTGTAAGTAACAAATAAAGTCTATTAAAATATACCATTAAACGTAATGATATATTATATATAACTATCACTAAATAACCCCCCCTGGTACTGTGAAATTAGGATTTTAAGTGGACTCAGTCACTATGACGAGGTTTACGACCTTTATTACATTTTTTACTACATTTAGGCCAACAAGTGTCTGTTTTACCAGTACAATTATCCATACAATTAGTCATACAACCATGAGGTTTCATTCCCTCTTTCATACTCAAAAAATTATGTCCGAAAGGAGGAATAATCATCATAGAGATGACTAATACCACCAAAGCAACATGACAATGTTGTTTCATATGGCCTTTGGAACATAGGCACACAATCACAAAAATCGCTAAAAGTATTTGAAGGAATTGGAAGAAATTTAACAAATCCATTATAATATAACGCAATATTATTTGTCACAACCCACTTGTTTCATTTCTTCTTTTACATCTTCAATCAGATCTGACGAAGAGGTAACAAATATATCGGGATAAATAGCATGAATAAATGCTTGGACACTTCCAATGGCAAATTTAACACCTAAACCAAAGGAAAAGCGAAAATGTTGAAAATAGTTTAAGCAAACGGATGCAGGATGCGTAAAATAAGAATGGCTAAATAAATTATAAAAACGTTCTAAATTCATTATTGCAATTACTTTATAAAAAATTAATTACCAATTTTTTATATTTCTTAAATGTCCAAAGAAATGGTGTTTTTATCGGATTTTTGCTTTCTCTTGGTTTTCTTTGGCAATACATTACTTTGCGCCTCCTTCAAAGAACTCACACTTACCATAGATTCTCCACCTTCATTGGAAGTATTATTCATATTTACTTCTCTGGGTTTGAGTCCAGACAATAATCCATCCAAATCAACATTTTGAGGTCCCTTCATTTCGGGTCTCGGTCCTTGGCTTCCGCCCGCCGATGGTTGACGTGGAGGAGCCTGTGCTCTGGTTCTCCCTTGGTTCTGTAAATTCTCTTGTTGTTGGCTAATATCTACACCTTGTTCACGGAACATTGCACCTCGTCCCATAGCAATATCCGGACGATTATCAGGTGCTTGAGTAAATTGCATTCCCGGACGTTGAGGAGGAGCACTGTTTTTCGTCTCCATGGCAGGTGGAGGAGGACCAAACGACGTATTTGGTTTGTTATCCGGGTTCAACATTTCACTCACAAAATCCATGGCGGGACTTTGGTTGCTCATACTCTGTACAGTCGCGTCGGAAAACATTTTCATTAGTTCAGGACTTTGCTTAATCACATCATTGAATCCAGGTGTAGCAGTGGAAAGAGCTTTGTTGGTAATATTCAACACAGCACCACTGAAACCCAATCGCAACAACAAAGACAATTCAGGGGCCATCTTACCTCCCTTATATTTCTCGTGCAATTCTCCGAAAATTTCTTCGTAACTATCAATATCCTCCGTGATTTGCTCACCCCAGCCATCCAAATTCAATCCAAAGGGGTCAAACACAGCATTACCATACTCCAAAGAACTGACGATTGTCGTAAACCACCATCCTTGCAATTTAATACTATCCTTTTTTCTCTTCTCTTCCATAAGCGTCTCATACTCATCTTCCACTTCATCGAAATCAGACTCCATGGTAAAATTGGTGTGATTTTTTACATGACCTTTTTCGTACCATTCGTCTAACTTTTTCAACATCGCTCTCTTCTTGCGACGCTTCTCGCGTTCATTTAATCGTGGTCCGCTACTAGTCTTGGGTACATCACTTACCTTAGTAAAACCGTCCCATGTTTTCGTGTTACCCACACTTTCCATGGTAGCCGCACCTAATTTTGAATCATTCATATCATTTCCTAAACTATCTAGTTTCACTGTTTCGGCAGGAGCCTTGCTACCAAAATTAAACAAATTAGCCAATCCACCTGCCATTCCACCCTCTTGAGGAAGAGCGGTGTTTATATCTTTTGCATTATCTCCTAAACTTCCCCCCGAACTAATACCTGAAGCATCATTCAATTCCTTTTCTAACATGTCCAAATCATCCATTTCTACATTAGTAGAATGACTGCTGGAAATGTTCTTATCATTCATTAATAATTCAATTCCAGGGCCAAAATTAACTGACGGTTTGGAACTGCTCGACGGTTCGGGTTCCATTGAAGCAGAAATATTTTCGATTTTCTCTTCGTTTAATGTTAGGGGAGTAGTCTCCAAATCACTAAATCCAATATCAATGACTTCCATTATGATAGAGTAATACAATTAATTTTTAAGTCTTCCGCATAAGTAATTAGTTTTCGTAATTTTAAATAGTAAAGTCCTTGTAAAAAACAATCCGCCAAGTCATCCTTTTTCGTAGTATCCAGTACAGTAGACCAATTACCCATGCTTTCTTTATTGGATTCTAAAAATTTCTTGCAAAAATGAATACTGTCTACTTTATGTTGTTTGTAGCTATTTTCTTCGGTGTCCTTTTTTACTAAATGTTTCAGTTTGTTGGAAGAAGATATAAATTCCAAGACCAACGAGTCTGTACTGTCTTTCATAATATAATATTGTGCTAACATCCCCTGTAATGTTTTCATCCGGGTAGCAATAGGAGAAATCTGATTTTCAATAATAACATGCGTGATTCCGTCCATGGTTTCCTTGGTTTCCAATAACCGTTTTAAGGAATACCCGAGTGTAACGAGATCAACATCACCCGCCTTCTCCTTTTTCATTTTTATTTTTTCCAACAACCAGGTATCCAAATGGTTGAACATATGTTCTAAACTCTCTTTTTTTGTTTTCGGACAACTTGCTTCGTCAAAGATAGCCCATGATTTTCCAAGAGCATGTAGTTTTTCTAACGGCATTTTCTTTAAATCCGCGGTTTTCACGTCTTCTGGAAACAAATAGCTCTTGGACTTTACTATTTTTTTTGCATGAATATTACAAAAACACAAATCGTTTTTTGTATACTGGGCCTTCTTTCCACAGATTTTCGGAGAATTTTCCAAGAGACCCTTCTTTTTTTGTGGAAGTTCAAAAACACAGGTTTTCGGGGGTACAAGTAGCGATTCCATTAAATTCAAAACGTCCCAGTCGACGATTTCCATTTTGTTTTCGGTGAGATCAAAGACAACATATGCCATATTTTTGATACCAACGTCATAACTGATGAGTTTCATATTACTTAACTCTAACACATAGGTTTAAGTAATGTTTTGAGGAAAAAAGATTACCCGTTTACTTAAAATGTTGGGTAATTAATTCTTCTTGGGTAAGGGGGACAGAAATCGTTTTTCTAGCATGTAACTGTTCCTTAGACAAATACAATTCTTTTAAGTCACTGGGTTTGCCGTTGATGGGCATAGGGGATTCCTGGTAAGAATTATACCGTTTGGGTTCTTGAAACATCGTTTTGTAATCTCCTTGTTCACTGGGTAAGAACCGTTGGAAATAACCTGCATCGTTCGCTGCTTCTTGGAAATTATCCCGCATAACGTGGTCGCCATTTTGCTGTAAATATCTTCTATATTCCCAATTGCTTTGGATTCCGGCTTGCTTGATAAGATTTTCGTTCAAAACAGCCTCCGGTTGATAAGAAGCGACAACGGTGCGACCATCTGCCATCTTAGGAGGGAATCCCGGATACACGTTGTTTGTAGTATATCCTAAAGTAGATTTGGGCACATGGTCAGGGTAAGCACATTTCGTTGATTCTGGTTGTGGATAAGAAAACATTATATACTTTGAAGATAAAATGTTTATTCGGGTTTTTACAGTTCAATGGATACTATTTAGGCTTCTACACTTACTTCTTGCTTTTTTAATAAATCCAATATTTCAGCCTTTTTCATCTTTTTTGCGTCTTCCACTAATCCCTTTTCTGTAATGTAAGCTTTCAATCTGGGTAAAGTCATTTTTGTGAAATCTTCTTCTTCCTCCTTTTTCTCCTCTACAGGTTGCATATTGTTAATCGCTACTTCTACAATGTTAGAATCCAAATCGTCTTCTTCATTGTCGGAAACCACTATTTTCTCATCTATGTCAATACTTCCTAAAACTCTTTGCGAATCATCGTCGACACTTTCTTCCTCGATCTCGTCGTCGTCACTATCCTCCTCGTCATCGCTATCCTCGATCTCGTCGTCACTATCCTCTTCTTCCACTTCATCATCGGACTCCATTTCCTCAATTCCCGTCAATGAGTTTTCACCGTGGTGAACTACAGGTGGTTGTTCTCCACCTGACATATTGCTAAACATATGACCAGGAGGAATACCTAGACTTTGTATAGATTCCATGGGTGGAGGTCTGGCCACCAAAGCACCCTTTATTCCATTAATTTCTGAAACTAAGCCATTAATTATTTCGAACATCGTATCACACTTACTCTCCGTAGCGGATAATCGTTGTTTAAAGTGGTAAACCAACAATAAAATTAAGACAAAAGCTATGCCTAAACTAATAAAGAAAAACGTATCCATAAATCCGGGCATTATTAATATAATCTAAAGAGAATTACTATATTCTTTTCAAACGAAATATATTTTGTGTAAATATAGTATATTGATTTATGGAAAACAGTTCTAATACTAAGAATCCAATGAAAAAGGTAACCAAGATGTTGAATAATGGAAGTAATTTATTTTCTACAAAAAATATTGTCATTGCAGTATTAGTGCTTTTGCTAATACTAAGCTTTTTAGGGATAAATATTCTAGTGTACGTAGGCATATTACTGGAAAACATCGTAAAATTCATTAGACCGCTTTTTGATACTATTTTGGGATTTGTCTTTTATTATATGGGTGCTGCTATCAATGTCGGAGCGGATGTAGGTGGCGACGTAGCACGTACAGGAATCGATATTGCTGAAGGGACAATCCATTCTGTCGGAAATCTATTACAAAACGAGGATAATGTCAATGGACCCCTTCCCCAACAAACCGCTTTCTATCAGAAAATATTCGCATCAACACCTTTAGACGAACAAGAAACGCCCTATACCGAATCGAGAAAGGATTATGCACCCGTATACGACAATGCAGGAGAAATTTTGAAAACGACAGCTGATATGGCCGAAATGATTATGAGCGAAGCATCGGTTCCGATTGACGTGACAATTACCGAACCGCCCGTTATACCAGTATCGAGTGCACCCATTCCTTCTCCATCAACAAAAGATTTAGATACCGTTATTGAAAAGGAAAAACGTCCTAGTACTGTAGAACCCGAACCATTACCATCATGGTGCTTAGTAGGTGAGTTTGGAGGAAAGAGGAGTTGTATTTCTATGGAACCTCATGAAGTATGTGAATCGGGACAAATATATGGTAATGAACCTGACTGTTTACAATTGGGCAGTGCCAATGCAAATGCAGTGACCACTGTATTGCCACCGAAAGAACCCGTTGTCATTAAAAAGAAGGTACCTAAAGCTATACCACCTGCTCCAGAACCAGTGGTTTTAAGACCCAACCAAGGTATTGCACCCCCCATTCCTCCACGTGCGGCCTACAGTCCTCCCATGGGAAACTATTTGCCTCAACAAGCTTATGTCAAGACCGAACCAGTGAAATCCACACTAACAAATCCTTATTATGCATCCGATAAGTATAGGGCAGACGGACAATTATATTATATGGGCCCTAATCCAGGCCTTTATTTACAATCCTTAAACCCATAAACGAATCATTTTATATATTACGTAATAAATAATATATAAATCCATACAATAAGTATAAGTATATGTTTAACGAAGACTCGGACGATATAAAAGAATTTTTACAACAACAACGTGATTTACAAAACATACAAGATGATAGTCAATTTTCATACGATTGGGAGAATGAGTATTTTCAAAAGTTTGAATGGTTAAAAGAAGAACCTATGCCACCCCCACATCAACCAAATGAAATCGCCTTGCGTAATCTATTTTTACCTTTTATGCAAAGCACGATGGGTGTACAAATGCACAAAGAACCAATGCCCGGTCTTAACTTAGCGGAAAATACATTATACATGTATTTTATCTCCTTGGAACAAGACAAAATGTTCTTACATACAGACTTTAAAGAAGAGGATCATGAAAAAATAATGCAAAAGGTACAAGAGAAATACGAATATGTGTCTCTTTATAAACCTAAAAAAATAGTGTTTACTATGAAAATAAATGATTTGTACGACATTGACAAAAATGTCAAATTATTTATGCATATGTTTGGAATAAACAATACGCGTGGTGGTTCATATACCTCCATCTTTTTAGAAGAAGACCAAATAAAATATATCGAAAAGGAAAAGGAAATAACCAACATAGAATATTTCCAAGATTAAGTGTTTTCTTTGAAAAATTCCAATTCTTCATTGTCTAAGCACCATGTCATAAATCGCGAAGGATGCCAGGTTTTTTGAATGAGTTCTTCGAAAATAATAGCATGTTGTTGCAAAGACAAAGATTTTAACGATTGATAATAATGAAGATCCTTTTGTTTTTCTTGTTTTTCCTTATAGCCAAACATGTTATAAGATAAACAATCATAACTTACAAATAAATCTTCATGAGCATCAATAAACGCTAAGGTAATATGTTCGTTGTAACCTATGTAAGGCCATATAATACAATGTTTATACTTTTCAAGAATAGATAAAGGAATTTTTTTGTGAAAGCTTATACGACACCAATCAATTGACAAATAAGTATTATTATTAACAAAAAAAGAAAGACTTTCCTCATTTATTTCAAAATTAGAAAACAAATATTCCAAATCCCAATTTTTAGAACGTTGCTGATTGACCATTTTCCACGTTAAGGAAGGGTTACTTGAAAGCCAATAGAAATTCCACGGCCATTCTTCCAATAACATCTCTTCTGTTAACAGAATCGTACGTGATATACGCCCCCAATTCCATTTTATTTCGGGATGTTCCTTTATAATATCTAACGTAATATTCGGATTTTCACTAAAATAACTTGCATATGCAAACAAGTCACTATTTTTCACATCTTTCCACCTTATACACGGATTACATACCAAATAGATTTTACTCCAGGGGAAGTCAGGATGTTTATTATATAAATGCATGGATAACCCGTGTCCATGTTTACAAAAAATATCATAATTCCAAGGTAATTCAGGATGGTTTTTCACAAGAGAAAAATCGATATTTGGATGAAGAGATAACATATCAAAATCCCATTTTTCGTGAATGTGCCTTTCTATAAAGAACAAGGATAAATGGGGAAATAAAGAAAGACTTTGATAATTCCACGGGAGCGCAGGGTTATTTTCAATATAACTTTCCTCTATATTTGGATTATCCAAAAGAACGGATGCATCCCACGGAAATTCTGGATGGTCCTTGATAAATTGTTGACTAATATTGGGGTTTTGCGTAAGTAAATTAAAATCCCATGAAGATTTATTCGGGTATTTCAATAAAATTTGTTCTAAGGTTGATAAAGTCATACTATTTATAATAATAAATAGTTTTTATATTATTATTATAAACCTAAATTGCGTAAATGCATATTCGTAATCAAATTGTATGCGTTATTCTTTTTTAAAATAGACAACATTGCTTCCTCATTTTTGAATAAGTGTTTCAGAAAAGTAGGTCCAAAATCCGCATAGAGTTGAAATTCTCTTCCAATCAAACGTTTGTACCAAATGGGAGGCAAATTTTTAATTTGTCGCAATGGGTCAATAAACGAATATATTTCATTGACCATATCCATAGGTAAAGGCAAATTTTTTAAAATATATTTAATCATACGTTATAGTTAGGAGAGAGAAAAAGCATAAGGTATGTATAGAGGAGGAGTTTTATCAAAAGAACAATTATTTTGTGTTAATAAACTGGTAGCTGAATTATCAATATTCGAAATCGTATATGTGTTCAATGTGATTGGCTTTGAAGCGGTCCCTCCTCCAGACGTTAATTGATCGGTTTTTACTTTTACATTGAATACAAACGTATAATTGTATTGAGCACAAGAAGTTAATTGGAACCCATTTAAATTAATATTACCTAGATATATTTGCCCCGTAAACGAACCAGTGGAGTTAACGGTTAACGTTACGGTTTTCAAATCATCTATGTCCATTGGATAGGTATATTGCAAATTCCCTACTCCCGTATTATAAATTTCTAAATTAATCGATTCTACAATGAATTCTATTGTTTTGGTATCGGTGGTAGAAAGAACAGTACCTTCTGAACGAATAGCAAGGGGACTCGTTAGATTATATGTATTGTTTAAAGAGGCGGGATTAATAAAAACGATTTTGGATACGGGATTTGCATTCTGATTTATAACAGAGGTAAACACAGTTTCCGTATAAGATTCTTTTAATGCAGGATACGGTTGACTGTTTGTAGCTTGTACAAAGTTTTTGTGATTATTCAGAGGAATTTGCGAAGACAAATACGGAATATCAGTAATGCATGCTCGTCCACGAACGGGTATTGCATTTGCTAGTTTTGCATATCTCTCATTGGAAGTAAGTTTATTTTGATTACTGGTATAGGATAATATTTCGGCATTTCTTCTTTCTGCAATTAATTTACCACTGACACTGGGACATGGAAAGATAGTGGTACGCAAATTATTGCTACCAATGGTTTGCAAATATTCTTGACGGTCTTGGAGTTGCGCTGTGCAAATCGTATTTTCCGGAAAAAAAGCTTCGCCTTGCGCCGTTTGATTTTGACAATTCAATATTAAATTTACTTCACCACTGGTGGTATTTTCCGTAGTAAATGGTAAATCAGATATAAAACTCATAATATAAAAAGAACTATATTATAAGACTAGTTTTTAGTAATTGGCATTGTACCATAAGTTAGACAAATAATAGGGGAACCCAGATGCATCATCAGACGAACCCGCACTAGAAGCATTTGAATTACGTCCCCAAATAACAATATTGTTGATTTGGAATACGCTTAATGCGCTATCGAAATATTGTAAATTGGAAATGTTACCATTAAATCCTCCATTTGAGCAAACATGAACATCTTCATAATTTTGAGCTGGAACATCTTGCATAATAATTCGACTGGTAATGGTACCATTAATATATGCGTCTAAACTTGTATTTTCAAGGCGAATGGCACAATGGAACCATTTTTGAAGAGGAATATCTTTAATAATCATTGTTTCACGAGGATTGGTGGTAGATACAGTATTCATAGCTACAACTAAATTGACTCTACCTTCTTGAGACGCGTTATTATCTAAATATAAACCGGGACCACTGGATACAGTAGACATACCTTTATTCGGACCCTCAGAGAAATAGGTTCCATTTCCTTTGTTAAAAATGACGGAATAATCAGGTCCGTCCGTTGTTTTAATGTCATTAATATACACCCATACGGACCATGTGAATTCCATACCTCCATTTTGGTTATTCGATCGCAAGATGGCAATCGAGTTCGGGTTTTTAGGGTTCTGAGATATGACTAAAGAACTTGCTCCGTTCAATGTTCCGGAAACCAACATCGGATTCCCTTTTGGTTGTGTAAAATAACCAATAATCTTTATTCCTAAATTCAATAAAAATACAAAGGCAATTAAAACAAATAATAAAAAGGCGAATTTTGCAATAAGAGTATTGGAATTTAAGAAACCATTACTCGCATCTACTACCGAAGAATCACCAAAACTGTCTAAACTATCTGATACTTGTTGACTAGCAGCAGAGACGTTATCGGTAATGGTGGAGGCTACCGATGATCCTGTATTGGCAATATTCGTACCAAAGTTAGACACATTGGTACTAAAATTGGAAATCGCATTATTAATCGGTTGTGCAACTGGTATTTTAGGTTCTGCATTTACGGGTGCTCCTATTTGACCTGTTTCTGTACTCATTACTATATTATAGGACTATTTTTTAATGAAAATCTATTTTCATTAAATATTATTTAATTATTTATAGGTTCCATGTGTAGGAAGATTGTTCTACATTGTTCTTATCTACAGACACATTGACACTGTATTGAGCCAAGAAACCGGATACAGCGCTTCCAGAACCCGCCATGTAGGTGTCCCATGCTTCTTGAGGACCAATAGGACCACTCCAATTCTTAAAACCGGCTACATAGGCATCCCAACCACTACCCAATACAACAGGATCGTTTGTAGCATCGTTAGGTGCTTGAGGATAACTACTTAGCTTTACAGAGTTTACGAGTTTACCATCAATATAGCAATCAATAATGTTATTATCAGCACTTACAATAATGTTTGTCCAAGCCTGTAAAGGGAAGTTGTCAGTAATAGTAATACGCTGGGAATCAGTAGTATTCATTAATTTAATGTCGCAATACAAAGTGGGTTTTACAGTGTCTAAATAAACCGCAATGTTATTGTTTCTCATAAAAATCACCTTGTTGCTGGTGGTATTCCATGCATCTACATAGAGCCAAATACTATAGGCGTATCGGGTTGATTGACCACTATTAATATTAGTGATTGCTGGATTTGTACCCTTCAAACTAGCAGAACTCTTGAGAGTCGTATTTTGGCTCACAAAGTATACGTAAAGGATGTAAATTAAAATGATAATCACAATGGCTAAAATAATTGTCGTCCAATCCATAGTTATATATTTTATATATAATTTATTCTTATTTTTTTTCCTCTTCTTGTCGAGGAATAGGAGGGTCAGAAATCACCATGGTATTGTAAGTAAAAGATATTTGTTCAGCGGTTAATGGGAGTTTGTAATATTCGACATTGCATATTCCACCGTCAATTCCAAAATCATCACCGACGGTAATTGTATCTAAATCATTATATGTGGGTAATAGTGTTTCCAAACCCTCGGATTTTTCCATACCGGCTGTCGGAATGTCTTTTCCTGCTAAATGGAATGTGCGTTCTAGTTCACCGTTAATAAAAATATCTACTTTGTTATCTAAATAATTAACGACAATTTGATTCCATTTTTGAGATGGTAATGTTAAAGAATAAAATGTGTCTTTCATTGTATCGTAAGAACCTGTGTTTAACATTAATATTTCGTCTTCACTAAAATTCTCATCTTGCGTTAGTAATGTCAATTTACTGTTTGTAGAATCCAATGTTTTTTGTAAATCCTGTATTTGTTGTGTACTTAATTGACTATTTGTAATATCTTGTTCGTATTGTTTGATTTGTTCTTTTACAGTTTTTATTTGTTTTGTGTTGGTTAATTTGGTTTCATAAATTTTTAGGTCAATAATTTCTTGTTTTATTTTTTCCTTTTCCGTGTCATCTAAATTAGGGTCATTAATTGATTGATTTAGTTCATTTATCTTGTTTTGTGTTACACTAATTTCTTTACGAATTGTTGTTAAATATGACTCTACATCGTTTATTAATTGAAGGTCTTTGTATTCAACAAAATAAAAGACGAATTTGTTACGCTCTTGAGGAAGATCGGTTGTATTTCCTCCGCCATAATAAGTAATCAATGGTTTTACGCGATAATGTCCATGTTTATCTAAATAACTGTAATTTAATATTTGACTTTCGCGCGAATAACTGTAATTAGCGGGTGTTTGGGGATTTACGTAGACCCAAAAAGAGATTGCATAATTTCTTGGATAATAGGAATTGGTTAATCCCATTTTTTCCATTTCTATTGTTGGTTTTTGTTTTAACATAGAGCTTGTACCAATGACTTTTTTTCCTCTATTAAGCGGTAACACATTTTTTTGAAGAAGAATACTGTTGTCGGTCCCAGCAACTTTTTGACTAATAGTAGGAAAATAGATGTAAATAATAATAAACAAGATTTCTAATAAAATAAGACCGTATACTGCAAATGAAGTTAATTTAAACTGATCGAGTAAATATATCCATGCTTCATAAAGAACACATGGTAAATAAAAAATCAGTTGCGCAATAAATCCTGGCCATCCTCTCAGTCTACTTAAATAGCCGATGAGTGCATTATATATCAATGTCAATGCAACAAGACAAATAGCAATGATGATGAGTGTATTGGATATACCGGATAAATCTATACTTTCACCGCTAGATAAGGTGTAATAATAAATCGCTATTCCCAAGATGATGAAGATTCCAAATATTTCTAAAAAGGGCCTTCTGTTGTTTGCATTATTACTTAAGTTCAATATGATTGCAAATATCATCAATAACGGAAACATGTAAACAAAGAAATACTTTTGAATATGATAATTTGCTCTTCCTGGATTTGTAATAATAGATAACAAAATGATACACACAATAATAAATATAACACTGGAAATGAAGTATTTCACTATGCATTTTTTAAATTCTCGGTCACTATCATCACTACTCGTCAATTTACGAAAAAATTCATAAATAGAACTTTTGTTTCCTTTACTTTCATTATTCATTATATAATACTCCTTATAAAAAAGAAAGTATTATATTCGCACAAACCAATTCTAAATAACCTTGTATTGAGTTAAACAGTTGTTAATTTTGTGTAAAATATTTTTTTTTTCCATATTGTAAAAGCGAATATCCTCTAAACATTGGTCATAGCTTTTCCATTCTATTTTACTAACTTCACTTTTTTGAAAATTGTCAATATCTTTGCTGTCAATATAATTAATATTCATTACGTAATATTTGTGTTTATAGGATTTGTAATTCGACCCTGTAAATATTTCTTCAAAGGTTATAAGATTTTGAATATTGCGTAATTTTTTTCCCTTGATCCCCGTTTCTTCTTCGAATTCTCGCAATGCACAATCGTAATCGTTTTCATAATTGTTTCGTCTTCCTTTTGGAAATCCCCATTCGGGTTCTTTCCATTTATGTTCTTTTGAACTTTCCTCTATTAGTTGTTGTAAATTGTATTCACCATAAGTAGAATTAACACCTTGGACAAGTTGATTGAATTTTTGTTTGGACTGTTCTTCTTCGTTTTTGTATAACGGAGATAGTTCACTTTCATCCAACCATATTTTTTGCCACAAGGTATCAAAATTGTTTGTTTTCATTCTTTCCTTTTCATCTTCCGTCATTTGATTTAGCATATTTAGAATATATGGTTTATTGGTCACATTATATTTACCTCTCATAAAATCAATATGACCCAGTGTGTCTTTTCTACAAATCATTAAATATTCGATGTTATGTTCGGGTGTATAACGAAACGCAATGATCCCTATGCTTGTGATGGGCATTTTACATAAATTAAATACATGACCTATTTTTCCGCAATTATTACAATATAAATTTGATGTTTGCATGTTATAATTAGTTATATTTGTTCTATTATGTTTATATAGTTTGAATCGTTAAATGGATACCATAGATCATAAATTTGATAAAGAACGTAAAAATCAATATTTACCACCGGATTTTACTCCTTTAAACGCTCAATTATTTGATAAAGAAGTTTGGGAGCCACATTTTTGGTTTTTTTTTCATACGATTGCCCATTCCTATCCTTCTGTTCCGAATTCTACGACCAAGAGGAAATACTACGATTTTATTATCAATATTCCGTTGTTTATACCCAATCCAGAAGTAGGGAACGAATTTAGTAAATTATTAGACAAATATCCCGTATCACCTTATTTAGACAGTCGTGATTCCTTTATACGTTGGATGCATTTTTTCCATAACAAACGAAACAAAATGTTGGGTAAGGAAGAAATATCTTTATTTAGTTCGTTGGATAATTATCGCAATTTCTATAAACCCCAGCAAATAAAATTGTCCGAACAGTTTCATTTAAAAAAGGAGTATATTGTGATGGTATTTACTATTTTGGTTGTAATCGCCATTTATTTTTTTTATAAATAAAAATCTTAATGTGGATATAATATAACTATGCGTTTCGAAATATTATTACTTTTAATAGTAGCCGGTCTTTGTTTTCATATTTATAGTGATGGGAAATATTGGAAACAATTACTTATATATAAAAAATATGCTCAAATGGCTGGTATTTTAGTGGGTGCTTGTATTTTCTATGTTTTAGTAAAAAAAAATCCTAAAAACGCACAAAATATTATTATGGGGTCCAACGAATACTTAAAATATTTGCCTGTTGATAAAAACGCAACTTCTTTGATTAGTCCTATCTTGGACTTTACAAACAAAAGAACCTTTTCACAAGGAGGAGGAAGTCCTCAAGACATTGCTCAACAAAACGGATATAGCCGTCCTATATTACAAGTTCCAAGCCAAAATCGAGGAGAAGCAACGTTGCTCCAATCTGGAAAAAAGGCGACCAAACGTTCTGTTAGTGAAACAAAAAAGAAATTCGTTGCTTCGCGACAAAATTGGCATTGTCCCGGTTGCAAAAAACAATTAAATGCTTGGTTTGAAGTAGATCATAAAGTTCGCTTGGAATATGGAGGAAGTAATCATGTAGATAATTTAGTGGCATTATGTCGTGAATGTCATGGTGAAAAAACCGCAATGGAAAATCTGTAAATAGGGGATTTGTTCAACCAACCACATAAATATAACCTTAGTTTATATAGTTATATTTATGAATTCAACCAAAGAAGAAGAAGTAAATAAGAATGTTATTCCTCAAGCCCAAGCTCCTATTCCAACTAGAGAACTAAATGAACCCATGTTTAGAGAAGAAGAAGGAGAAGAAGGAGCTCCAAAAGAAATGGCAAAGGAAGAAGAAAAAGAAATTGTCCAAGAAGAAGAAGAAGTGGAAGCAGTATTTTTACCTCCCTCTCAAAAAGGCAAGGACAATATTGTATTGGATGAAGTCATTGGAATGAGTGTCAACAATACAAATGAATATCAACGCAAGAAGGAATTTATTCAGAGTGAAACGGCTGACCAACGCGACGGATATGATTTTTTATATCCGCATTTAGATGACCCTGAATTTTCCTACAAAATAGCACAACACCAAGAATTTTACGAAAATCGATATGACGGGAAAATACACAACATCGAAGAATTTTCGAATAAACTATGTAGCGCGAGTTTTGAGTTATTGCCTCATCAAATTTTCGTGAAGAATTTTTTATCCTTCCAGACGCCTTACAATAGTTTGTTTTTATATCATGGTCTTGGAACGGGAAAAACGTGCAGTGCAATTGGCATTACCGAGGAAATGCGATCGTATATGAAACAAGTGGGTATGCGTAAACGCATTATAATCGTGGCCTCTCCAAATGTACAAGAAAACTTCAAAATGCAATTATTTGATGAAAGGAAATTAACACAAATAAATGGCGTTTGGAATGTGAAGTCGTGTCTTGGAAACGCACTTTTAAGAGAAATCAATCCAACTTCTTTGAAGAATATTCCTAAAGAACGTGTTATTACACAAATTCAGTCAATTATTAAAAATAATTATTTGTTTATGGGATATATCGAATTAGCGAATTATATTCGCAAGAAAATAGTGATTTCTCAAGACACAGGCTATAGTGATGAAGAACGAAAGAAGATGGAAATTGAAAACATTAAACGAGAATTTAACCATCGACTCTTTGTGATTGATGAAGTTCATAATTTAAAAGTGAACCAAGATACCCAAGACAATAAAACGGCACAGTTGTTAATGCGCGTAGCTAAATATTCCAAAAATATGCGAATGGTCCTGTTATCAGCGACTCCAATGTACAATAGTGTAGATGAAATTATATGGATTACCAATTTAATGAATATTAATGACAAACGTTCTACGATTAGTATAAAAGAGGTCTTTGACAACAAAGGAAACTTTAAAGAAGAACGGAAAAACGAAAAAGGTGTGGTTATCCAAGAAAGTGGATATGATTTATTGGCGCGAAAATTAATCGGATATTTTTCCTATGTAAGAGGCGAAAACCCCTATACATTTCCTTACCGCGTATATCCCACTTTATTTGCACCAACAAAAACATTTGCCGAACCAACGGGATTAATAGAAGGATTGGGAAATGCTGCTCAGGCGCTAGTCGGAAATTACACGAAGCAATATCCTTTACCTAAAAAACAATTGAATGGAAAGGAAATTGAAGTCCCATTAGAACATACTCCTCTCTATGTAAATGAATTAGAACCCTTCCAAGAAAGAGTGTACACGTTATTAATTCGAAAAACACGCGAGGAAATGTCTAAGGGAAAGGTTGATTTCGAGGATTTGAGTAAATTCGGTTTCCGAATGCTTCAAACACCCTTGGAGGCGTTAACAATGGTTTATCCAAGCGAAGAGTTAGACATCTATTTGGAGAATCCTATTGAAGATAATCAAATCCCCGATTTGGGAGAAACAAATGTCGGGAAACGCGGTCTTTACAACGTAATGAACTTTGTAGATGAAACGAATAAACCTGTCCCCTTAAAACATAGTTACTCTTACAAACCCGAGGTCTTGAAAAAATACGGTCCCATTTTCCGCGAAGATATATTAGCGAAATATAGTGCGAAATTTAGTTCCATTATTAAATCCATTCGGAAATCAAAAGGTATTATTATGATTTATACCCAATATATTGACGGAGGGGCATTACCCATGGCCTTGGCTTTGGAGGAAATGGGGTTTGCCCGCTTCACTACATCGTCTACTGCCCAATCTCTTTTTGAAAAACCTCCTTCCGACCCGTTAGATGTATTTACTATGAAGTCTCGTCGCGAATTAACAGACAAAACCAAATTTAAACAAGCAAAATACGCGTTAATTACTGGAGACAAAGCGTTTTCACCACAAAATTCAAAAGACTTGAAAGAAATTGTAAGGACAGATAATAAAAACGGAGAATTGGTGAAGGTGGTTATTATTTCCAGGGCAGGTTCGGAAGGCCTGGATTTTAAAAATATTCGGCAAATCCATATTGTCGATCCATGGTATAATACCAATCGTTTTGAGCAAATTATTGGACGTGGTGTGCGAAATTTAAGTCATTGTATGCTTCCATTTAACGAAAGAAACGTGGAGATTTATATGCATGCGTCCTATTTAACCGAATCAAAAGAATGGGAAGCGGCCGACCTATATGTGTATAGATTGGCTAAAAATAAGGCGATCAAAATCGGAAAGGTCACTCGATTATTAAAAGAAATATCTGTGGATTGTATTATCAACATCGGACAAACCAATTTTTCATTACAAAAATTAGCATCTATCCCTGCAAACCAAGGTATTGAATTATTATTGTCCAGTTCAGACAAAAAGGTCAAGTTTGAAGTTGGTGACAAACCTTATAGTCAACTGTGTGATTATATGGAGTCCTGTGATTATCAATGCAAATCGAGAAACGTAACAAATATTCCTTCCAATGAAATTATTGATGCGACTTATTCTACGTATTTTGCCGACTCGAATAATGATCGTATTCAATTACGTATAGTAAATATGTTTCGTGATCAGAAAGATGGGCAACATTTTTACACGTTAGATGAAATCGTGGGTTATGTAAACGTAGTGAAACAATACCCCATGACCCAGATTTATTCGACGTTGACAAATTTAGTAAGCAATCAAACCGAGTTCATTTATGATAAATACGGTAGACGTGGACATTTGATTAATAAAGGTTCCCTGTACGCATTTCAACCCATAGAAATAAACGACGACAGTATTACTGTATTCGAGAGAAAGGTTCCGGTAGAATACAAACGCCCTACGGTAGCCATGGAAGGTAGAAAGGAATTTTCGGAAAGGACGGAACGTCAAGAAAAAGAAGAAGGAATGTTTATAGAGGATTACAGCACTTTGATTCAACAAATGTCCCGGAATTTAACCGATGCTAGTTCCACACATAAAATCACTTCTTCTGACCAAAATTGGTATAGACATGCGAGTCGGGTAGTGAATCATTTACAAGCGGTACATGGTATTGGTCTTGAGCGATTACATGAATTCATTATTGAACATAATATCGATTTTTTGATGCTAAAAGAAAAATTAATTCTCGTAAATCATTTTTACAACAAAATCAGTGATCCGGAAAAACTCAATTTCTTGGAAAAAACCATTAAAAAATATTTAGATACAAAAATCGTAACCTTAAAAAACAAAACGGGTATACTCCTTGCAGATACAAATAAAACAAATATGTATATCCAAGACAATGAAAGTGAAACATGGAAAATAGCAGAACCCGAAGATTTACGCAATTTCGAAAGAGCGGGATTGATTAAAGACGCCTTAGAAGACGATGAGAATCGTTACAACAGAATTATTGGGTTTATAGACATGTTCCGAAATGGAAAAGAAATGGTTTACCGTGTAAAAGATTTATCACAAATGCAAAATAATGTGGGAACCCGTATAAGTGGTCAAACACCCGGAAAAAGAGTACTAATCGATTATTTAAATAAAATAGTCGGGGAAGAATTATATAGTTTAGAGCAATCCAAAGAAATCATGCAATTAGGTGTGTGTGTTATCATTGAATTGTTATTGAGAGAATACAATAGTACAGATAAAAACCAAAAAATCTGGTTTTTGAATCCTGAAAAAGCATTGTACAATAAAATTGCGAAATATCGAATCGGCAAGAAATAAGAAAATTGATATAACGATTTAAAAATATCAATAGTATATAGAATTAAGATGTCAAAAGTAATTATTCAACGTCCTAAGAAAAAGGAAGGAGAAGAGCGAAAAATATATGGTGTATATATTCGCTCAATGTTGGACAAAAAGGTTTCTCTTCACATCAGTGAAGTAGGAAGACAACTGAAATCCAATTTGGAGAAAAAAATTAGCAATGAAATTGCAGGAAAATGTATTGATGAAGGATTTATCAAGCCAAATTCTATTAAACTTACAAATTATTCCAGTGGAAACGTCCGTGGTGAATATATTGAATACCAAACAGTATTCGAATGTATGGTTTGTTTGCCGGTAGAAGGAATGTTGGTAGAATGCGTTTGTAAAAGTGTAACCAAGGCGGGTATTCATGGTGAGGTGATTGATGATCAAGGAAATGTACCGTTGACACTGTTTATTGCTCGTGACCATCATCACTTAAACGAGCAAATGGGTACTATTCAAGAAAATGATACCTTTGTCGCCCGTATTATAGGTATACGTTTTGAGTTGAATGATAAGTATATTTGTGCCATTGCTAAATTAGAAAATATGTAAATGAACTCTGTAATACATTTACATGTTTATAGGTATTGTTTACGCGATTAATACTGCTATTACCATTACCATTAATACTATATATACAATTTCCATTACTATCATGAGTATAACTTTTTTAATATTTCCCATATATGTTACGTTTTATTTCCACATTTTCCATTTTTTTAATTATACATTGTATATATTGTTCCTTCTTTTTTACATTTTGGGCAGTTGGTATGTCGTAAACTCGTTTTATAGCAATTTGTATGATATTTACATTGACACGAATCACATTGGTTATAAGGTATACCATCGTTT